TGATCCTGCTCAGTAGGACCAGTAACCCCAGATATATTAACAGCGACACCCACGGAGAATCCATGATTCTTCGGATTACCGAGTGCGTCAACTGTGAATGCTGTGGCGGTTTGTCCATTTCTTATGATCTGTGAGATAGCGAATTCGTCAGATATAGGACCAACGATTCTGTTTTCCTCAACCCTTACCTGTAACTGGTCTTGTGCGACAACACCTGATGAGTCAGGTATAGTAGCGTATGCTTTAGATATCTTCTGATAGTAGAGTTCTAGGTCAGTAATATTAGCAAACTCAAAACACGTTAGCTTATGGTGTGAGAAGTTTGGTGCAATGGTACTTATGTCGTCAGATCTGTAATAGACTCCATTAGTGTCTCCATCAAAAAAGGATTGCTGCCAGAAATAGCATCCACCTGTGAGTTTAAAAATCGCAGCAGTAACAGGCTCGTTAGTAGCAGTAATACCGAGACTACCCTGAACTGTGGGATAAGGGACGTATTTCGGAATGATTTTGGTTCGACGTAAGTCCGAACCAACAACAGAGACACCACGAGGAGCAATGATACCACCAGCAGCTGCATTAAATTTATAAAGAACATTGCTAGAAGAAGTTAAGTCAAAGTTTGTGTTTGCATCAAAGGGTTGTATATCATTATAATCTGCTACACCAGGTCTATTGTCAATAACGTAATCTGACGGATACAAGTATATACTGAATGCGTCGAATTCGTCATTACTTAGACCAACTCTGTATGAAAATCTTGCTACTTCTAGGAATGCACGCTGTAACGTCTTAAATGGACGTAACGCTGAGTTACCTCTATTATCGTAAGCATCCGAAGCATCAAAGTCGTCGGGGTTGACGTATATAATACGACCAGTCCTCGACGTGATGATATTTTTAAGACGGGTTAGTGCCATTGGGATCTACTACCTATTTTATTATTTATCCAGTGGTTTTACTGTTCACTATTTGTGTATAATCATCAGATTGAGACTCAAAACCAGTTACAGTATATGCAATCTGTTCAGCAGAACTCCATACTAAAATGTTCTGACCAGGACCGACTACAATACCAGTGGTACGATCAACAGCATTTGCTGCAATCGCTTTACCATAAGCAATATAATCTTCATCATTAATGTAAGTTTGTGAAGTAGCACCAACAGATTCACCTGTACCTATAGTTGCTACGTCAAATGTCAATGATGCTCCACCTCCACCACCAAGAACGGAGTCTGTAAGAGTTACAGTATCATTTGCTTGATAATCCTTACCACCATTAATAAGAGTAACAGTAGCAGCACCTGAACCATCAACTACGACATCAACTTTCAGAAGTGTTCCATTACCACCTGTAGGTGACAATCCAGTGTATGTACCTGCAGCACGAGAACCGTCAGCACCACTTACACTGTCCAGAGTTCTTGCTTTACCTGCAACAACAGTTGCCATAACTCTATTTTCATTAACAATAGTTGGTGTGTCATAAATCTGATCACCTGCTACAAATGCTTGAGAATCACCATCAAGTGAAACTTTCAGTAAGTTAAGTGCCTTATCAAATTCATGAACATAACCCCATGAACCTTCAGTAACACCAGATGCAGCAATAGTATAAGTTGTTTCAGCTAAAGTAAACTGATCCGCAGCAGTGAAAGCACTTCCTCTCAATTTGTAGATAAAGATCTCTTCATATGAAGGGTTAGCTTCCACGTTTAAATCCCAACCAAACCCTGCGTTATCATCAGCAGTGTTTGCTACTGCAGGTTCTGCGTAAGCACTAAGAGATATTGGTGTGTTATCATCAACAGTTATTTGTAAATAACATCCTGCTTGTCCTGCGGTACCGACCTTAACTACATTACCAGTGTATTCAGTACCAGTTAATCCTTGAGTACCATCTGCTTCTTCAGATAATCTGAATGGATGACCTGTGTTAGATGCATCTGTCTGCCAGAACTTATAAATTCTCTCATTATTAAGATTCTTATTCAGATATAGTTCATATGTACCACCTGCACCATCTTCTGCAACAATAAATCTATCTTGGTTAGGAATAGGGTTAGATGATTGAGAGAAGTTTAATGGTAAAGTAGCATTAGATGTACCACCAGTGATAGTCTCACCTTCAGTAAAGAAGTTAAGATGATAATCACCTGCATCAGTTAACTGTGTAACTGTAGAACCATCATTATGGTTAACTGCAGAAGTACCATACTGACCACGAACAACAGTCAAGTCGTTACCTGCAACAGCAGAAACCTGAATTGTCTCGTTACCAATCTGTATGAAACCACCTTCTAAGAATCCAGTTGCATCTGCAAGTGTAAGAGTTGTATCACCTGCAGCGAAAGTAGCACCTTCGTTGATAGTAGATGTAGTAGCAGAGTCGATAAAGCACTTAGCAAATGCTCCTGCAGGGATTGCACTTGCGGTTGTACCATATACTCCTCTTGTTACTGTTAATACATTGGTAGTAGTGTTAATACCAGAAGCATCAATAGATATAATTTCTGTACCTGTCTCAGTAGCATTATCAGAAATCATTAACCTTGCAGCATCTGCAAGACCTGTGTTTCTTGATACGTTAACTGTTGTGGCCCCCGAAGCTACATCTGGTATAGCGACGTGAAAAGTTCCAGATTCAGTGTTTAGACTTCTTAATGTACCTGCAACACCTGATGTACCACCAGTAACTGTATCAACACCTACTTGGAATATACCCGTTAAGTTTGCATTATCACCCGTTGTCTCAAGTAATTTCTCTACCTTAACCCACCTCTCTAGTACTGATGTGTCCTTAAATACATCAAGTAACTTTGCTTGTGCACCATTCTGAGTAGAAATATCTGCACCAGGTGTAGCATCAGTGAAACTGATACCTGGAGTAATTTTTATTTTATACCCTGATACTGGGTTGCCTTTCTGAAACTCTAATGCAGTCGTTTCATCACCATCAAGTGTCAATATCTGATCATAATCACGCACACCTGCACGATATGTCACACCTGATCCTGATAGATTTGCTGCTGTTAACACTACTGATGAAGTATTATCAATATCAGCACTGTATAGAATTGCATTTGTCGTTGCCCCTGGTTTTGAGGCGGCTAACCTTCCTGCTGTCATTTTAATTTACCACCCTGCTTGGAAAAAAGATTGGAGTCGGAGTCTACCACCGAATGTAGGTGCTGATAAAGGACCACCAAAGCTAACACCAACCGCCTCGATGTTGTTAGTAGATAGTAATGTAGCATCCGCACCTGGAAACTGAATGTTAACTGGTTCAGTAATGTTAGTCGCATCAATAGAAATTAATCCGTTAACATTCTCTGGGTTGTTAATCTTCATGAATTCCATAGTCTTGTTAGCAAGAGTCTGCGTTGCTTTCTCTGCTACCAAAACGTTGGAATCGTTACCATTATTTAGAGGTTCTGAAATAGAACCTTCTGGGAAAGTGAACTGTAAATTGCTGTTAGCATTGAGGTTAGCTAGGTTAAAACTAATCTTCTTGGTAACATCACCAGAGTCCTCAAAAATGGCACCCTTATAAACTTTGTTTGTTAATGTCTGAGTTGATGCTTCACCAACTACCTTAACGTTAAGATCTGGCCAAGTAACTGTTCTGTCTTGTGTAATACCAGACTGATCGAAGATGATGTACTTGGTTGGATCATTCTCATCTGTAGACGGTGTAGTAGAGAACGTGGGGTTAACCATGTTCTTGTTCTTAACGTCTTGCTGAGTTATATCATCAAGTAATGTTGATTGCGTAATGGTAGTACCATAGTCAGGAAGACGATAGATATGCTGACCAGGAGCATCCCATGCATCTGTCTCGAATTTTGCAATCTTAGCAACGTCTGTAGAACCTGTAATACTAAGGTCATTATCTTTAATGATAATAGACTTATTAGTTAGAGTCTGAAATGTGTCTGCTGCAACAATAGTTGCTGAGGTGTTTGCTCCTACATTTGGAAAGTCGAAACGACGTATACCACCTGCAGTAGAAACTGTATCTACGTTAAAGACTACCTTCTTACCTGGGTTTTGATCACCCTCAAAGAATACGTTGGAGTCTGTAAATGTAGCAGATCCATTAACAGTGAAATATCCACTACCTTGAGGAACTATCTCTACATTAGAGTTTGCTGACGCTGTATCAACCGCACGAATCTGCAATGTTGATGAACCGTCTTGGTTTGAGTTACGTTGATTATATAATGATGCACTACCGAACGTGAGTCCAATTTCATTAACTGCACTCTGGTATATTCCTGTGTCCCTATCCAAATCGAAAGCCAGTCCTGGAGCGGCTTGGGAGCCTGCAGAAACTGACCTAAAAAGTTGATTAACCTTTGATTTTCTATTCGGAATAAGTGGATCAGAAATAACAATAGGAAGCACTGCTTCCCCTGTCACCAACGCATCAGCTATAGTATCAAGTTGTGATATTCTTTTAGTTGCCACTATTCATCTATATGGTTCTTCCGAGTTATTTATACGTCCAAATTACTATCTCCCTGTAATAGTACTTTTAGTTTCTTTGCTTTCTCTAAATGCTCTTTATGATAGTCTATCCATGACTGAACTTCAGTCAATATATCCTCATAGGTTTCGTCTGAAGAGGTTTCGCTAGTAAGATAATCCCCTATAACATCGTTAAGTGTATTAAGACGATGTTGTGACTCTGGGGGTGGACTACTATGGTAGTTTTCTACATGTGGACCGCTCATTGGTATTTCTTGATAGATTCTTCCCACTCTTTCATCGATGAACTACAATCAGGTGGTTCTGGATATTTATACCCCTTTACTTTCATCCATCTTTGGTGTAATGCTTGCAATATCCATGATTGCGATAGACTCTTAGGACCATTTTCCAATAGTTCCAATTCTCTTTTGTTGGAAGTGTACGCTTTGTACTCCTCCCTCCAATTACTGTCGTCCCAATCTTTTGTCATAGTTACTCCTCGATGTCGAATGACCACTTGATGTGTTTAATGTAGTCGAATGTACATGATATATCTGCATCACAACTAATATCATACTTACGATCACACAAGAATCTTCTCAGTTCCTCTATTGATGTAAAGCAACCTTGATGTCTTTCTTTGTCGTCGTAAAGATGATACTTCATGCTTCCATTTCTTTCTGCATCTCGTTTAGGGTCTCTGACACATACTGTTTTACTCCGACTGGATCGGGTTTCCAATCCTGTGGCATTGGAATCTCAGGCAGTACATCTTGCTCGTAATTCTTTACGAACTCAGGAACTGGTGTCATTATGATAGATGGTTTCCCATCTTGCACAATCTTTATTGTATTACCTCTTTCACATAATGTCAAGAGGAAATCAAGGTTGCTTTTGATCTCGTCAGTAGAGACCTCTAAGATTTGAGATTTCATTAGAATACAAATGTAAGGTCGTCTGGGTCTAGGAAGTCTTGTAATAAGGATATAGTATCCTCAAAACTACCCATACCTTCTTCATCAAAGTTAAACCGAACTTCTTCGGTATAACCTTCTTCATCCCTAAGAATGACTCTTCTAGTAGACATGTGTATAAACGCATGTTCTACATAATCGATTAATTCATCCATTAATTCAGCATAACAGGCAGTCCGTAAATCTGGGTTGCTCCCAAAGCAGTACCAAAGGCAGAAAAACCTACCCCGACACCGTATGAAATTATACCAGAAGTACACTGGTTTATTATAGCACCTTTTCCTGCAGTTACAACCTCCCCTATGCCACCAGTCGGACTGGCTACTAGGGTCATGTGACCACCTGCACTAGCTCCTGTTACTATATCTGCCATCGCTGTGGGCATTGACTGCCCAAGAGAAAGACGAACCTGAGCTGGTGGTGATGCACCTGGGAAAGGTAGATCCATTGTAACATCAACAATAGATCCTTTTACTATACTATACTGTCCTGTTATAACTGGCATGAACTGGAATATGCCGATAATATCGAAACGTCCACAGTTAAGGAATGAAGTAATCCAGTTAGCTTCGTTTATGATCTCACCATGTGCAGTGTTGTTAATTGCACCTGCCTCAACGTTATAATTCTGACCCTTCATGTTGATTGCAGATATGGCAGTGAAGTTAAACTTGTTAGCTTGTACTGTCCAGTCACCTTGATAGTTACAATCGTGGTCACCTGCTACCGTATGTACTGACTTGGATTCTCTTTCTCCTACCTCTACATCAAACTGTGGTTTAGCACGTTTTGCTATCTTATCTTGTAGAACTGCTTGCATTTGCTGCACTCCAGTTGCTGCACTACCACCAGCCGCTTCGAGAGCCTCAAATCCATCTTCAGGATCTAGTTCTTTATAATCTGCTGCTGTAAATTTAGCACTTTGACCTGCATTTTGTAATGGTTTTTGATCACCCCATGTACTACCTGAGGAGAAACCACCGTTAGCATCAGATGCTTGAGCACCAGGACCATTTGATACATGAGTATTCATGGATCCTGAGACCTCAATATGGAAGTCACCCATAACTTTTAGGTGATAATCACCTTCCACAGTGTGAACATGATTACCTTTAGTATCATGTACTAAGTCACCACCATAGATAGCAGTCCAGTTTCCAGGTGTATTTAAGTGCTCATTACCTCTCTTATCTTGGAAGTAAGTAACACCACCTGGACCAGAAACTACAAATTTCTCCTTACCTGGCGTTGCATCATTAAGTATTCTAGTACCATTGAGTGATGTCTGAGTCTCCATCAAGAATGGGTTAATGTTCTTATAGAAATCATCAAAGAATGTACCAGTTTCTGCAGTACCACCAGAGTTTTGGGTAAGACCTGGTGCATTAGAACCTGACGGTGGTGGGCAATTACTATAGTCTCCTCCACCTGGACCTGAAATTCCTGGTGTATCCTCAGGGTCGCACTGTGTAGTACCTAACAATGGAACCCATGCTTGGGATCGGGGTTTTCGACTTGTCCTATCACATCCTTTATTACCAAGGATCATAGCAAGGATTGCCTTAAGGATGCTAAGAAGTGACTGGAAGTCTAACTTAGTAAAATCAATAGAGAATATACTTTGGATTCCACTTGCCAGATCTGCTATACCCTTAGCCATGGATATTGCTGACAGTATTTTATCCGCAGCCTTATTAATACTATTGAGTGCCTTACATATCTGATTCTGAATACCAGACATTGCATTCTCAACCCAATTAAGGATTTTGGCTTCCATCTCACCAATGAAATCCATTATATTATCGAAGACTTTATTCAGATAACTCGTTATGAATCCCATTATGTTCTTCATAACACTGACCCACTGTGGGGTAGGTTTACAGAACAT